TAGGAAATACATGCCAAAAATAAACGTATCAGCCATTTTTTTCTTGTGTGCTAGTTCACGTTCTTCTTCTGCACGTTGGGCTTCTGCACGGGCTTTGAATAGTCTGGTGCGCTCGGCAATCATTTGTTCCCAAATCTGCGGTTTACCCAATTGCCAAAGAATCATGTCTTTGAGATCGCGCTCTGCTTGACGTAGGGCATCACTGTGCATGGCAATTTGTAGGGCTTCGTGCCCCAACTCAGCATCAGTTTTGCCCAGTAGGTTAGCTTTGGCTTTTAACTTTGTTCGTTCACGATGTATAGAATCTGAACTTTCAAAGAATTTGCTGAATTGCCCTACTAGACTGTTGATGTCCTTACCCAGAGCTACGGCTTGCTTTATATGACTAACTGCTGATTGGGCGGCGGCAAATGCCAGACCTATCGTGATTGGATCCACGGTTTCGCTCCCGGTATATCGTTATTAGTATTTACTACTAATAAGGTATTCTAAGTACGTGGATTATGTTGCGAACGGAATATTGTCGTTTGGATTTGTGCTAGGAACAGCACGGTTTAATGATTGATTGGGATTGGTATCAATGTTAGCGGTTGGCACAGCAGTTGCCGCTGATTTTTTAATATTTGCTGGAACTGCCTTTTTAGCGATAGGTTCAGTTGGTTCTACTTGGGTCACTTGCTTGTCCGTTGTAGGGGTAGTAGCAGGTGCCGCTTTGGTACTGTTAACATTGTAAATCTTTTCAGATTCTTTAATTAACGAAAAGAAGTCTTTGCCTAAATTAAATTGATTGGTAATTCTGTGATTTGGAGCATTTATTAACATCCTCACTTCCATCAGTGTTTTACCTGTTTTTTGGTCAATCCAGTAGATTGCGCGGCGTTGGCCTGTGCCTTGATTAACGCCCAGTTCGATGACTTCAGATAGATGCCATAACATGTTGGGTTTTAATTTTGAGTATGCTCCACGTGCATTAAATTTTACATAGACTAATTTGTCATCGCCTGCAATATTGTGTTTTAACGTGTTTAAAAAGTTATGAATATAGTCAGCTTCGCCTTTATCGTTTAACTTGGCCATTGCTGAACCCAGTCGGTCAAAAGCAAGATCATATATGGCTTCAACAGCCTTCACAGTCTGTTGGAATTGCGCACGGGAATTCTTCTTTCCTGTTTCTTGGTAGCCAGCAGTGACCATGTCTTCGTCTACTTCAGCATCTGTCAAACCTATTGCTTGATACATTTGATATATACCGGTTAATTTTCCACCGGATGTTTGATGGAACCAAGGAGCATCTTCGCTCTTGATACTCATTGTTAAGTTTTCTAGAGGACGTTCTTCTCCACTGACCGGATCAGTATATGATGATGAGATATCAACTTTGCCTAACTCAATACCAATCACTGCAATTTTAACAGGATCTTTTTTGTTGTTATTAGCAAAGTATCTAGAATATTTTGCCAAGTCGCCTTCCGAATTGATATATTTCACAACACCGTTTAAATGTCCCCAAGCTGCCTTGTCTTTTTCTGTTACATTTATTGCACGAACGAAAGAAGGTGTGCTTAAAGATACATTTAATGTAAATTCATCTTTTACAGTTCCATTCTTGTCAGGTACTTTTCTTACAACTGTCACCTGAGTGGTAGGATTTTTAGAGGGTTTTCCCGTTTTTTCATTTGTTAGGTAAACTATACTAGAATTCTTTTGAGCCATCTGTGCAACTTTCATAACGTCTTGAGCAGTGAGTGTTGCCTTATTTCGTATTACCAATCTTGCAAATATAGCAAATGCTTTCAAAGCTTCAACAGTTGGCCCTATATTGGCTTTGCTAGTATCCATCTTGCCACTGGAGTTCACACTGAATGTTCCCCCAAATTCTTTAGTTTTGGCCAAGGAACTTAGTCTGATTCCTCCGATCTTTGGAAAAATATTAAGAGTCTGTACTGCTCTTGCTAGAGGATCTTTAGAATCAAAGTTTGTTTTGAGTTGAGTTTTGAGCCAGCTTATTTCGGAACCGGTAGCAGGAATTTCAATCTGTTCGCCGTCCACAGTAAAAAAAGGTTCTTTGGCAACTAATTTCTTAATAAAATTATCCAGCCTACCGCGCTCATAAAAGTCTCTAGCTGTTAAGCCAGCTTCTGTTAAAACGGATTCAGTTAAAATGTCAATTACACGCATAGTGTAATATTTATACTATTTCAGGGAACAGGCATTCCTGTATGAAATGCTGTACATCCGCCTCACTTAGTCCCAAACTAACCATTACACGTGGTGTATGAGGGTTACATTTCTGATTCTGTGCGTAGTAGTTTTGTGCTTCTGTAGTGTTTTCAGCAGTATTGTTAGTTTCTGCTACTGTGCTTAGATAGTGAGCAACTGTGGTACGTGCTAGATTTGTAATCTGCTCCAGTTCTTCTTCATCTTGTACATTGGCCGCGGCCACCATACTGCCGCTGAATATGTTAGTGGCCCATTCAGGTAGCGCACGTTCTCTGCGCCATTCCAGTTTGGCTACTTCGTCGTGGAACCAAGCCATCATTGGATGGCCAGCATCTCCGGCTTTTGAGTAATCATGAAAGCATCCAGTAATCTTATTCTTACCAGCTATAACGTCAAATCCGTATATTGGTGCTGGATTGTGTGTATGTGGAAATATGCAACAGTGCATCATCCAAAGTCCTTTTGACTCACGGGCATCTACAACATCAACGTGTGCTCTACGATAGGATTCGCTAGTCCACACTCTGTTAACCCAACCGGGCTGATTGAAACGATCCATGCCTGGCTCAAAGGTTTCCTTCCCAGTAGCATCAAAACTTTCTTCTAGTAACTGCTGTATACCTATTAGCGTATCCCAGACTTTACTCATTGACAGCCTTTTCCAAGTCGTCAAACATGTCAGCCGCAAACTTAAAGCACACAGCCGCTTCTTCTGCTAGACTGTCATCTAGTTTGGCACGTAGGATGTTTTTAATTTCTGTTGTGTCGCCGTCGAACTGATAATATTTTCCACTGCCTGGAACACGCTTGGCAATCATCTGTCCACCACTCAAATCTCCAAAGTGTCTAACATACAAGTGTGCTAGAATCTTTTTAGGATCGTCTTTGATAGATAGTAAATGGTCGTGATACGCCTGTACCGATGGCACTTGATTTGGTAGTTTTTTCTTATCAGTCCATAGTTCTAAAAAGTCTGCATGAATGGCAGGAGCTCTGCGTATTGCAGGATAGTCATTCATTAGGCCATGCATCATGGCCATAGCTTCTAACAAGTCATAACACTTGTGCTGATTATAAAGATATGTAGCGTATGCTTCTGGAGTAATCTTACCTGAAAACAATACCTTAACAAACGGGCGTGTTTCAGCGTACTTGTGATGTTCCCATGTTAGGTCTTTTAAGCTCATTCTTCTTCCAATTTTATCTGTAGCGGAAATCCGTTAGACCTAGCAAGTTGAGTTGATTCAACTGCTTTGGCTTCTGCAATTTCAAAACTGTATACACCTGCAATGCCAGCGCCTTGCTCGTGTACAGTGATCATTATATCTCTAGCAGTTGTGTCTGTATGCTTGAAGATTTCAACAAGTACGCCAACTACAAAATCCATAGGAGTTGCGTCGTCATTAAGTACTATGACTTTCCAACGTTTAGGTTCTTGTACAGTGACCTTAATTTTCTCGTCTAGTTGGATATCAGTGCCTGCCATTTTAGTTCTCCGGGTTAATGGAGGAGTCGCCCCCTCCATTGTTATTTACTTTATTTAATTGTGATTTGACGTGGTTTTAGTGCGTCTGGTACTACACGTTGAATATCAATTTGTAGCATACCATTCTCCACTTTAGCACCCCTTACAATCATATACTCTGCTAGAGTAAATATTTGCTCGAAGTCACGTGCGGCCAATCCACGATGTAGATATTCAATCTGTCCAGTATTTTCGTTTGGACGATCTTTTACACCACGGATTGTTAGTTGGTCTTGATCCACTTCAACTGTGACTTCTTCTTTAGTGAAGCCTGCTACAGCTACTTCAATTGCGTATGTATCATCACTATACTTCACAATATTATGTGGAGGATAGTTACTGTTTACATGATGTGGTACATTAAAGTATCGATCAAATCCTACTAGTGCTTTGCTCAATTGTGCTAGAGCGGCTGTGTCAATAGTTCTTAGTTGTTGCATTTTAGTTTCTCCTTTTAAGCAAGAACTTTGCAGGACCCCGTAGGCATCCTGCATGTTTACATTATATTACTTTGCTGTCTGTGTGTCAACTTCTGTGAAGCTCGCATCCACTGTTTGCCCTTCGGCAGGCTGGTCAGCTGGTGCGGCACTCTTTGCGGCCTCAGCGGCCTGCTTCTTTTCAAATACAGGTTTGCCTGCTTCGAAAACTGCTTGGACTGATTTTTGAATAGCTTCTGGATCTTCTCCAACTACTGCATCGTCTACACCTTTAAGTGCAGTTTCAACGGCTGTCTTTTCTTCTTCAGTCAACTGTTCTTTAACTTCTTCAAAGTCTTTCTTGAAGCTGTGTGTGGCACCATCAGCTTGATTACGTGCTTCAATGAGCTCTTTGGCTTTCTTATCAGACTCTGCGTTTTGTTCAGCTTCTTGTACCATGCGTTGGATTTCAGCTTCCGTCAATCCGCTATCGGATTTGATTGTAATCTTATTTTCCTTACCAGTGCCTTTATCTTTAGCACTGATATGCATGATACCATTGGCATCAATGTCAAAGGTAACTTCAACTTGTGGCATGCCACGTGGTGCTGGGGCAATGCCGTCGAGATTGAATTCGCCCAGTATCTTATTAAACTTGAATAGTTCACGTTCGCCTTGACCAACTTTGATAGTTACAGCTGGTTGATTGTCTTCAGCAGTACTGAACGTTTGGCTAGCTTTGGTTGGGATAGTTGTGTTCTTTTGAATAACTTTGGTAAACACTCCACCCATTGTTTCAATACCCAAACTCAATGGTGTAACGTCTAGCAACAGCACATCTGTCTTGTCGCCGGCCAACACAGCACCCTGGATGGCGGCACCAGCGGCCACTGCTTCGTCTGGGTTAACGTCTTTGCGTGGAGCCTTGCCAAACAGTTTCTCAACTGCTTCTTGTACTTTGGGCATACGTGTTTGTCCACCAACAAGGATAACTTCGTCGATGTCTGCGGCAGTGACATTAGCATCTGACATGGCTGTCTTACACGGTTCAATTGAACGAGTAATCAAGTCTTCGACCATTTGTTCAAACTTAGCACGAGTTAATTTAACGTTCAAATGCTTAGGGCCACTTGCGTCTGCTGTGATGTATGGCAAGTTAACATCTGTACTGGCCGCACTGGACAATTCAATCTTGGCCTTTTCAGCTGAGTCTTTCAAACGTTGTAGGGCAAGCATATCTTTCTTCAAGTCAATGCCAGACTCTTTCTTAAAAACTGCAACCAAATGATCCATAATGGCTTGATCGAAGTCTTCACCACCAAGGAATGTGTCGCCGTTTGTTGATAACACTTCAATTTGTTTGTCGCCGTCAATGTTGGCAATTTCAATAATACTGATATCAAATGTACCACCACCCAAGTCGTATACTGCAATCTTGCGATCCTTCTTGTCTTGTTTGTCTACACCGTATGCCAGTGCGGCCGCAGTTGGTTCGTTGATAATACGCAGTACTTCCAAGCCGGCAATACGTCCTGCATCTTTGGTTGCTTGACGCTGACTGTCGTTAAAGTAAGCTGGTACAGTAATAACTGCCTGCGTTACTTCATAACCTAAATAGTCTTCAGCAGTCTTTTTCATTTTGCGAAGTACTTCAGCTGACACTTGTTGTGGAGCCAATTTCTCGCCATTGGCTTCAATCCATGCGTCACCGTTGTCTGCTTGGACAATACCGTAAGGCATTAGACCAATGTCTTTCTGTACTTCTTTCTCGCTAAACTTGCGGCCAATAAGGCGCTTGCTGGCGTAGATTGTATTTTTTGGGTTTGTTACTGCTTGTCGTTTAGCTGTAGCACCAACGAGAATCTCGCCTTTGGTGTAAGCCACGATTGATGGTGTTGTTCTAGCACCTTCGCTATTTTCAATTACTTTGGCAACTCCGTTTTCTAGGATTGCTACACAGCTATTTGTTGTACCTAAATCGATACCGATGATTTTGCTCATATTGTTCTCCTTTAATTAAGCAAGAATATGTAGGCCCTTACGGCGCACTACAAATTTATTTATCTCAGACGTTCTCTGTTTTAAAGATATTGGACCAAATTTTGAGTTTTTCACGTTTGGCTTCGGCCGCACGTTCAATATTAGTCCAGCTTACAATATCAAGCTCTTGTAGGATTTCCACCATAGCTTGTAAATCGCCAAGTTCTTCTTCAAGATGTTCTCTGTTGGTTTTAGGTTTACCTGGTTTGAAATTGTCAATACCAAAACGGCTGATTTTACTTACCGCTTGAATTACTTCAGCACATTCTTCCTGGAGAATGTCCATTACTTCTTTAGTTTGTGAGTCCATTTTTATCTTTCATTTTTAAAAGGTGTAATGTAATTACCTTCTCTTGTCGTACTGCTACGCAAAAGTGTATATACATTTTGTATTCCTACTGCTTGATTGTATGCATCTTGCAATGCGTGGTGTGCTGTTACAGTTGGACGACGAGGATCGATACCCAAGTCAAAGGCAGTGCGCACATCACGTATTTGCCAGAAACTCCATGGGATTGCTTTGTTAAGTTTGCGATATGCAGTTTCGCAAATTGGAATGTCAAAGCAAGCACCATTAGCCCATACACGCTTGGCGCCCCAGCAAAACTTGTAAAGTTTTTCCATAGCTTCGCGGATGTGAATACGGCCCTCTGTTCCAAAGGCTTCGTCCTGTGCTTCTTGGCTTTGTTGTGCCCACCATGCTATAGTGTCATCGTTAACTGCAAGTCCAAGTTCGTCACAGCTATCCAAGTCTACTCTAACATAGAAAGAATCCATTGCGGGTTCTTCGATGTCTTTCCCAAAAGGGTCAAACTTCACAGCACCAATTGTTAGGATCGTAGCATCAGTAGATGTTGCCAGTGTTTCCAAGTCAATCATAATATCCGTATTGGCCATTTAAATTCTTTCTTAATTGTGAACTTAAATTATAACAGGTATACTAGCCTACGTCAATACATTTTTTTAGGTAATTGCTCTTTTTCAAGTTTCTTTTTATATCGATTTACGGCCGCACTCTTTTTACGTTTGCGTTCAGTAGTTGGCTTTTCATAAAACTCTTTTTTACGGAGTGTGTCCAAAAGTCCACTGTCTTCAATCTTACGTTTGAATCTACGCAGTGCCTGTGTTATGTTTTCATTATCTTTGACAGTAACACGATTACCATCATACCGCTTTTCTCTACTCATCAGTTTCATCCTCTTCGTTATCGTCCATTTGCTGTACAATCCAGTCCAAATTGTAAATTCTATTTTTGTTGATTAATCCATAAGGAGTAATCTCGTCGTTAGTTATATAGTGTGTGTTGGGCTGGGCTAACAAATAAGTGATAAATTTTTGAGTAATTGGGTCACAGTTGTCGACATCTATTATAGTAACATCACATTGATTGGCCACACTAAGTAACCAATCGATATCGTGTTCATTCTCGTCGTAAACGAATACATTAATTTCTTCCATATTGTGACTCAATATAGTTTGAAATTGTTGTTTAACATATACACTTGGTTTTACCAAAAGATAGCCTAAGTTCATATTGAACAGCTTATCTGGTGGTGTTATCAAATTAATCTTTCCTAAGCTCATAAATCCTTCTTGCAAAATATTCCATTTTATCTTCTGGGTATCCGTAAAAACGGGCGCCGTTGGTTTTACAATCTTCCACAAAATCATAAAGTTCTGGCTCTGCCTCTTTGTCAACAATTATGCCTGCAAATTGGTCTAGGCCATATTCAACATATAGTTGATCTTTTAATTTTAAAGTTGAACGTTCAGTAATACGTGACCATAATGTATCAACGCCTTGTTCTGCGTTTTGTACATAGTCGTTACTTATTAACGGTTTTTGATCTGTATTGAGCCGTCCGGAGCCTTCATCATGTAAGTCTTTTTTTTTGAGTCGATGGGTTCTATAACTTCAGTAAGATCAGGCTTATTTCGCTCGTTGGTATGTTCAACAAGTTCAGGAAGTATTTGATATTTACGAGCTTCCTTCTCAACTATTTCTTTGTTTGCCTCTGCTTCTGCCTCTGCAATCATGTTGTTCCATTGCTCTATTGGCTGTGGAAATTCTTGATTTGACGATTCCTGTCCAGTTATATCACCTCCTAGTGCTGTAACAGGCGTTTCGCTTGGTGCCTCAGTTTGATTAATATTTGTAGTTTGATCTGCTGTTGTGATTGGTTCAGGATAATCCGGTTCGTGATGGTCATCCAAAATAGTATACTCAACTTCAGATTCTTTTGTTTCTTTGTTGGGAATGTGTTCTGTGGGTTGAGGAACAAAGTCGCTAATGCTTACAGGCTTAACAGGTTCTGTGCCTTCGCGGCGCCAACCAAATGTCATTTGTGCGGCCAGCAACATGATAACTGCCAAAGGATCGAACACAATAACAATCATTATGATGATCCATGTGACAGCTTTTTCCAACATGTTTTCATCTGCACCTTTATCACCGTAGATGAATTTGGCAATGTATTTGATTGGTCCTACTTCAGCCTCAACCTTGCGTACTTCTGCCGCGATTGGAGAACGCTCTTGGCTAACGGAGGCAACAATTTTTTGTTCAGCGGTGATCTCAGACTGGAGCCTTGCACGTTCTTTTTGCTGACTGCGTCTAATTTGAACAGCTTTTTCGGCACCTTTTTCATCACTGCTTCGGCCCATGACTTGATCCACAGCTTCATCCATCTGTTTAAGAGCTTTGCGGTTTGCATCTATATTGTCTCGTGCTGTTTTGATCTTTTCATCATAGATAGCAATCTTACTTTGGACATCGCCACTCACTAAATTTTGATCGTTGTGTGCTTTGGAAAGGAATCCAAAGATACCCATGCTGGTAATCAGCATCAGTATAGCCACTGCTGAAATCATATAGTACTTCATGTAAGCAGGAGCACGAGTCCAGTTGGCTTTGAGCCAACTGGCGCACACCAGTTTGCCTACTTCTAAAGCTGAACCCATGATGATAATTGGGATAGCCGCGGCAGAAAATATTGCGGTCAGACCTACTACACTATAGTAGATTGCGACCGCAGATATCGTTAAACCAGTTAATAGTAGTAAGTACGCTAAAATCATCTAGTCCTTAATCGAACAATGTTGATTCGTCAATTAAAGTAACTGCCACTGTACCAAAAGTTTGTGTAGCAGTAGCGCCTGTATGCGTGGCGGTGATTGATACTTGAGTACCCATTGGGGTAGTTGGACTAGTTGGATCATACACACGTGAACTAGCACTAGTGCTTAGACGAATTGCCTTGGCTACTTCATTCTTAAGCACAAGTGCTGTAGTTGTAAGTGCAGTCGAAGCGTCAATTGCAGTACCGGTTACATTGATAAATGCTGGACGCTCGATTAGCAATGTAAATGCTAGACTGGTTGCTTGGGCATCACCATTAGCTTCTGTAATTGTAATATCGCGTAATTGCACATCTGTCAAACCAGTTAATTGGTTAACAATGTTACGGAAACGCATGTTACCTCTGGCACGAGCTTGACTCAATGCCAATGTGGTTGGTAGGGTAGCAAACGAGTCCCATGAATTTGGCGTTACTCCACCGTTGTCGTTACCGGTTGCGGTTGGGTAGAATGTGGTGTTACTCATTGTAACAACCACTCTGTACATTTCAGCTTGTAGCTGATTGGTGTCTTGTTGAAATCCTGATGGCATTATTATGCTCCTATTAATATCATATATTTATCAGCAATTAGCCCTAATGAGTAATTGTACATTAGGGCTAAACTGAAAGCAAGTTATTTGAACACAATAAGTGCTAACAAAGCGGCCTGCACAAAGAATCCAAATCCTATTGTAACAATATTTAATAGATCCTTCTGGATAGTTGCTTTAATAAACAAAGCAAATAAACCAGCCCAAACAAACAGCACTAGATCCACAGGGGGCATCTTTTCAGTTAGCCCTGTGAGTACTGCTACCATGGTTGGGATCGTGGCCAAATGCATTAGAATGCCAGCTAGCCAGCCCATAGTTTCTGCGCTGACCTGTGGCGCATGTTCTTTAACGTTTTTAACCCACAAATCCAAATTAAAAAGATCACTAATGCTATTTTTGATGCGTTCTGTTAAAATATTCAAATTCATATTATCTCCTAATTATAAAAAATGTGTCGGCCAATTTTGGCCACGGGTTGCTTACCCCATTTGGGATTGATGTAGTCGCCATGAAAGTAAAGAGCATTTTTGATGGAGGGTAATCTAAATCCTTCTAACAATACTTTTTTGGCCACTTCCATACTTTCTGTATACACAGGGCCATTCATGGGTTTTTTAACAGTGGCACTTTCACAGTACCAACTGAACTGGCAAAGCACCCGTTCGTACACTATGTTCTTTTGATATACTACTTGGCAGATGTCACTGGGAAATTGTCCACTTTCTGCACGATTGATTGTTACCTGAGCCACTGCAACCTTGCCTTCAAAAGGTTCGTAGCCTGCTTCATGGTATATGTTACGAGCTAGACAGTCTAGTTGTTTCTGTCTTATTTGTGCTGTAACCGGACTCGCTTGTTCACGAGCTGTTTTTAGGGTGTCCAGTTTGTAATTCACTGCCTTAACCCCTGCTAATCCTACTAGTATCATTACTAAAATAAAGACTGCTGTTTTGATGATGCGTATCATATGATTTTCTCCTTTACGCTGGATCACGGAATCGCTGGTTCCGTCATTATAAAATATGGCTCTGATACATCTCCTTGTGCGTTAAAAGCCTTACTGCTTTGTTGTACTCCAAACCTTTTGAGGTACAATATATAGTTATGCCATGATAGCCGGTATAAAAACATAAGTTTAATGGTTATCTACGCATTTTACTAATATCTATTGCTTCTTCATTACTAAAAACCGGTACTGCGTTGCTTTTGTGCATGGTGGCAATGCCTTTTACCATTGTGCCTGTGTAAACTTTCGGGGGCTTGAGTGTGGCATTGCCTGCACCAGTATCTCGACTGGGATACTTGACATCGGTACCATATCTAGTGTATGGTTTGTTATCCGGTTTCCAAACTTCACTGGTCATGGCACGGTTGCGTTTCTTTTCTTCTGCCTCAATGCCCCAACGCTTTTGTAGATCTTTCCAACTTTCTTCCTGCTCACGTGCTTTGCGGGCATGTTCTGAACTAGCAAATTTCTTTTTACCTTTTTTCTTGCCGGTGGTACTGAGCCACGGACCTTCTAAATGCATACTCAAAATAATCTCCAAAAGTTATAACATTAGCTAGTATTATACAGCTAACTTTGGTTAAAGTCAAGTATTTTTGGGGTTAAACTCTGAAACTCTCGCCGCAACCGCAACGGTCGCGTTCATTTGGATTTTGAAAGTCAAAACCTTCATTGAGTCCATTGCGGACCCAATCCATTGTGATGCCATTTAAATATGCTAGACTTTTGGCATCTACTAGCACAACAAAGTCTTTTTGAGCATAATTGGTTACCCCTGCTTCTGCGGTATACTCGTCCACATATTCGATAGTGTATGCCAGTCCACTGCATCCAGTAGTACGAACACCTAAACGAATACCAACACCTTTGCCCCGGCGTTCTAAATTCAGTTTGATTTTTTTATACGCTGTGTCGGTTACGGTAATCATGCACAGCCGCTTTGATAGCATCTTCTGCTAGTATTGAACAATGTATCTTGACTGGAGGCAGTGCTAGTTCTTCGGCAATTTTGGAGTTTTCGATTGTTCCTGCTTCGTCAAGTGTTTTGCCTTTCAGCCATTCTGTAACGAGGCTCGAACTTGCGATAGCCGATCCACAGCCATACGTTTTAAATTTTGCATCTGTAATAATACCTGTATCATGATCTACCTTTATCTGTAGTTTCATTACATCGCCACAAGCGGGCGCACCGACCATACCCGTGCCAATGTCAGGATCATCTTTTGGGAATGATCCAACGTTCCTTGGATTTTCGTAGTGGTCGATTACCTTATCGCTGTATGCCATATTGTATTTATATGATTATTTTGGTTCTTTTCGTGCGTTTTTAACTGTGGTGACATCGTTGCGTGTTTCTTTACACAACTTGGCCAGGTCCTGACAATGTTTGCGAACACGGGTTCCAGCCGCACCTACTTCTTTGTCGTAAAACTTTTCAAAATCATTTTCCATTGCTTCGATGATTGCAGTGAATTCTGCGAATTTATTTGTAGCCATATATTTCTCCTTTAAGGCAAGTACCAAGTACTTATACCTAGTGTACAGGGGTAGAAAATAAAGGTCAACCTTATTGATTAAGGATTTGGCAAGTTTGTGAGAACGTTGTCACTTCCAGTAGCAATTTTGGTTCCGCCAGCAAATGCATCGTTGACTCTGGCAACATTTATATTGTGTGCATATACATTGGGAGATCCAGACATTACCTTTGATCCTTTTGAGTTTGAACTATTAAGCAAAGCTATGGGCTGGTTGTTGATAAACACCGAGGGGATCTTGCCATTGGAATTTAACCTATTGCCCTTGCTGTCTACATCAGAATTGATCCTTGCAGTTTTCATAATTAACCAGGTGCAACTGGTGGAGTTGGTGTGCCGCCACCTTTCGCCTTATTGAGGCGATCGTTATTTTCAACAATGAGTCGTTGAGCTCTTTCTTTGCTGAATACCTGTACTACAGCTATTTCACCTTCGTAGTAATATTCGACTAATTTTTTACCAATCGCAGTGTCTAACACAATTTCTTGTGCCAACTTAAAACCTTCTGCAATTGCAGTTTGGGCTCCTTCGATGATTATACCGGTAGCGGCTATAGCGGCGTTGAGGCTAGTAATATCGGAAACTTTTTTCTGTACGTCAGCCTGGAGATCTACAGGATTATTTTGAATAGGCGGCTCTCCGGCTTTTTCCAGTGTTGCATTAACCACTTTCTTATCAAAATTATTTTTATCATTTTGATCAATAAATGTTAATTCGGCTACTACATTTGCTTTGTTTGCATGACTATTACCAATACCAGCGGCTTTGTTTAGTTTTTCAAGTTCGGTATTTGTTTTGCCTACTGCTGTTATTAGTGTTTCCAAGTTACTGTTAATTTGACCTAAGTGAGTAGATACATTAATTAGTGTCTGATAACTGAGATTTAAAGATTGTGCTATTGAGCCAGGTATTCCTTTGCCGTCCGGTGCTGGTGTTAAAGTGGTTGTTAAAAATGTAGTTTGGGCCGTAACAGCCGCGGTTAACAGGTCAACTGCTACCGCAGTAGTATCGACTATAGTTATAGTTCCTGCGGCTGGAAATGCAGTTGTTATCGTTGTTGTACCGGGCATAGCGTAACTCCTAAATTATATCCGTATTTATGCTAGTTTTATGCCCGTGGTGTTTTGAATATATGTATTTGCCGCATCTTTACCACAAGGTGCCAACACCATGATTGTACCACGAGAAATTTGTATATCTGCATCGGGCTCTGTGGTAAACAAAAAGGGAACAAGGGCAATACCCTTTTGTCCTGCGGTCAGTACCAATGGTTTGCTCACTGTGATGGCCATTGGGTTTTCTTCAACTAGTTTAGCGACAATCTCTTCGCCCGCAGTTGTTTTAATTGTTACTACTTCGCCTATTGTGATACCTTTGTTGATTAACATGTTTATCCTTTGAGTGTGTTGAAAAATTCTTCGTCTTTGCCAGCTAGGCCCTGAAAGCCGCCTGGAAGGAGAACGCCGTCCTTGAAAATCTGCGGTACTGAGCGCAGGCCTTGTTCCATGAGAAACTCACGTGCGCCAGTGTGTTCTTCCATTTTGATAACTTCAAATGGAATCTCTTTGCTTTCTAATAGTGCCTTTGCTCTGTCGCAGAACGGGCAGTTGTTTTTTGAATATACTGTGATCATGTTCTTCTCTTATAGTGCTGGTAATGCGTCATAGTCTAGAGCATCGCTCATTACACCAATCACATAGTTTGTGCTTTCACTTTCTTGCAGTGCTGTTTGTTTATTGCTGGTGTTAACATGTTTGTTGAACCAAGGAATAGGAGTTGACTTGGGTGCTGGGTTGTTGTACTTGATACCGATATCTTTCAGTGCGCCCACTGCTGTGTAATCCACAAAGTCTTTGAGAATGTTAGCGTTGAGTCCAATAACTGGCCCTTTGTTAAACAAATAGTCTGCCCATTGTTTTTCTTCACGTATAACATCCATATATAGATTATACACTTCTTGTTCACATTCGCCTTTGATTTCGGCAAACCTAGTATCTTCTTTAACCACTTGGTTGATCAAATAAGCAGTCCAACCCTTGTGTAAGATCTCGTCTTGTAGAATCAATTGGATAATGTTGCCGTTGCCCATGAAGATCTTGTTCTCTACCATGGCCAAACTGGTGGCAAAGCTGACCATAAAGCGGAACGCTTCTAGTGCATAGCTGGCATGTAAAGCCATGTAAATTGCTCGGATGTGAGTACGCTCGTTGACTTTTTCGCCTAACTGTTTACGACAATTGATCTGGTGCAAGTCTTCATAGTACTGTCCCACACTGGATGCCATGTCGATAATTTCTTGTGTGTCGTGGATGGTGTTGAACACATCCTTGGGCACATTGTAGATGTTACGAATGATGTGACTGTAGCTCTTTGAATGAATGTTTGTTTCAAAGAATGTCCAGTTATACACCAATGCTTCCAGTTCAGGCAACGATATTACTGGCATAAAGATTTGGCTCGGGCCTCGACCCTGCAAACTGTCCAGTGCTGTTTGACGTAACAAGTTGCTGGTAAAAATATGTTTGATAGCATCACTGGCATCTTTGAAATCGTTTGAATCTTTAGTCAAACTGATCTCTTCTGGTTGCCAAAAGAAGCCACGTGCTGTGGCTTCAAAGTCTGCGATCTTTTTATACTTGACTTCTTCAAAGCGTTGGATAGTAACTGGGCCTGCTGGGTCCAGGAACATCTTGCGGTTAAGATAGTCTGTCTTTGTTTTTAAATTATATTGTGCATTACTCATTTTAATATTTTCCTGAAGCAAGTACTATCTTGCAAATGTGTTCTAATCTTTCTATATGCTCATAGGCACGCCATGGAGTGTTTCCAATTGCCACTACTCCGTGTCCTTTGATTCCCACTATGTCAAACTTGATGTTGCCTTCACAGTCAAGTCCTAGGTTACGATGGCACTCACTACCTAATTCTTCACTGATAGGAGCAACATCTCCCACATTGTGTGCTACTTTTGTGTAGCGATTGAGTTCTGGAAACGCATCACTAACAGTGCCCAAGTCAATACCGGCATGCATGGCCGCAATACAGTAAGTAGGATGAACGTGTACAACTACACGCACATCGTCTTTATGCTGGCCCAATTCTTTCTGTAAGCCAAAGTGTAAAGGCATCTCACCACTAGGTTCCAAGTTACCCGATAAGTCTGTTTGTTCAATGACTTCCCAATTATAGTTAAAAGCACCATTACCAACACCACTGTTAATTGTTCTCCAGATTTTGATCTTCTTGAACATCTCCGGTTGCATGGTCTGTTTGCGTACACCGCTGGGTGTTACATAAAAATGATCACGGTCATGATGCCGTATAGAAATGTTACCATCTCTACTGGTAATCCAATTGCGCTTGTAAGCGTCTACTAATATGTCACAACATGTTTCTAGCATTTATCTTGTCCCAATTCATAATTTTCCATTGATTCTTCAAATAACCTTTCTTGTCTGATTGATAGTCCAGTGCCCATGCATGTTCCCACCAGTCAACTAATACCACAATGTCTTTCTTGATCTCATGATTCACAATGGTTTTGATCTTGCCGTCCTTGGCCAGGTAAACCCAGCCACTGCCTTGCACTGCCATTGCTACTTTTTCAAATTCATCTTTGAACTTGGCAAAAGTTTTATAATGTTTAACAATAAGTTCTGCCACTGCGCCAGTTGGTTCATTAGTGTCTTTTGGCTCTTGATATTGTTGCCATAGGACGTTGTGTAAGAACGCACCAGCTTCGTTAAAATCTGGATCGCCTTCGCCTGCATTGAAACGCTTGGCATATCCTTTGGCTAGATGCTCGTAATGATAATCTATTGTGGCTTTGGAGATAGCCGGCGCCAGATCGTTTACACCGTAAGGCAACGGCAATATTTTTAAAGAAGCCGGCTTGCCTTCCATAATGAATTGTCTAATAAAACTATAACTCATAGCTTGCAACTCTCACAGTCGTCTTCTAACTCTTCAATATGATAGCCGTTTACTTGTACACCATTAATTTGTGTTTGTTCCGGAGTAGGTTCTTCCACTGCCTTACTGCCTGCTTTGTTAATCAAGCTGTAGTAAAAGGTTTTCAATCCCCATAACTGAGCTTGCATCAAGTTCTTGGCAATCAATGTGGTTGGAACTTTACGTCCTGGAAAGTGTGCAGGATTATAAAATGTGTTTGTGCTGATACTTTGATCCACATAAGCCGCAATCACACTTGCTGTTTTTAGATAGCCAGTGCAGTCTTTCTGGTCCCACATCAATTGATACTTGTTCTTTAGTTTGTGATATTCTGGAACAACCTGTACAAACGATCCAGCTTTCGATTCTTTAACACTGATCAAACTCATAGGCATTTCAATGCCATTAGTGCTGTTAATAACCACACTTGAACTTTCAACTGGTGCAACTGCCATCTGTGTAGCATTACGTACACCGTGTTCTTTCATCTGACCGCGCAGTGTTTCCCAATCAAGTTCAGGAGCAAAGTTTGCCAGTTCATTAGATCCGTTGGCACGGAGTTCCCACGGAAATACGCCTTTTCCATAGCGTGTTTGACTGCTACCTTCACACGCACCACGTTCTTTTGCCAGCTCAACGCTGGCTTCTGTCAAGTAAAAGGCCTGATGTTCCATCCAACTTTTTACATCTTGTAGTGCATCCTTCTCCCCATACTTGAGTCCACGCTTGGCATGCCAGTATGCTAAATTAGTAATGCCAATACCCAACGGACGAATCTCGTCATTACTTAGTTTACTTTGGATACTTAGGAAGTCTTGATAATCAAGTATATTATTGAGGCTACGGTGTAGAATACGGCAAGCACGGCGCATATCTTCGGGATTCCTGAAAGCTCCCCAGTTGATACTGCCAAGTGTGCAGAGCGCGATACGTCCTTCTGCATCGTCAAGTCTTTTAAATGATTTTGTCGGTAAAAGTATTTCACAGCATAAGTTACTCTGGTAGATGGTATGGTATTCAGGATCAAACGGACCCTGCTTCATTACATTGTCAATGAACACTAGATAGATGCGACCAGTATCAGTGCGTTCTTTTAGTATTCCGCTTTTGAATACTTCTTCGGCATTCATCGTCTTGGTACGCAAGTCTTTGCGTTTTTCGTATTTTACATACAGCTCTTCAAACAGTTCAGTATTTTGATAAAATGCTTCATACAGGTCCGGCACTTCGTTGGGATCAAAGAATGTTATGTCTTGTTTGTTTTTAAATCGTCTCCAGAAGAAAGCACTAAGCACAACCCCATAATCCATATGACGGACT